ATTTAGGAGATACTCCAATTACCTCTTTACCTGATAACTTAAAATACGTTGGTGGTAATTTAAATTTGAATAGTACTAAAATTACCTCTTTACCTGATAATTTAAAATATGTTGGAGGTGATTTATATTTAGAAAATACTAAAATTACCTCTTTACCTGATAATCTTGAAGTTAAAGGTTATTTAGATTTAAGAAACACTAAAATCACCTCCCTACCTAAAAATCTTGAAGTTAAAGGTTATTTAAATTTAGAAAATACTCCAATTACCTCTTTACCTGATAATCTTGAAGTTGGAGGTGGTTTATATTTAGCAAATACTAAAATTACTTCTTTACCTAAAAATCTTAAAGTTAAAAAAAGCTTAGATTTAGCAAATACTCCTATGTCTGAAAAATATACCAAAGAAGAAATTAGAAAAATGGTTCCTGGAGTAAAAGGATCTATTTATATTTAATTATTAAAATAAGAAATATGAAAACTTTAGAAGGATATAAAATCTTATTAAGTAAAAATACTTTTATTACTGATGAACTTGCAAATAGATTATATACAATACAAACATCATTATCTGGTTCTCAACTATCTCAAGAAGAACAAAATAATATATTAAATGATATTTTAAATTCATCTAAAATTTTACTAACAACTATTCCTACTATTGAGTAAATATTTGGAATTTAATTTCTTTTATTGTATATTATTGGCAATAAAAAGGTTTTTAATAAAGTGTTTTATTTAATAGAAGTAGATAATCAATTAAATGAATTCAAATCAAAAAAATTTGATGATGCATTTATTGAAATAATACCATTTAATAATAATATACATCCTGTTTTAAATAAAATAAGTTTAATTTATATTCATCCTTTAAATGAACACAAAGGATATATTATATCTATTGATCATAGTGAAGCACTAAAAATAAATTTTAACAATATTAAACCAATATTAGAGTCATTTAATAAAATATATGTAAGAGATAAAAAAGAATTTTTGCATTTCTTTATATTAAAAAATCTATATGATTTAACATTAAATGAAAATTATAATCCAGTATTAACTAAAACACATAATTTTTTTTATAATAAATTTTCTAATAAAAAAGATATAAATCGCATAATTCCTATATCAAAACATTATGAATATTGTGAAAAAATATTTAATGATTTAAAAGATAAAATAAATGAACCAATTAACCAGTTTTTTAACAATAAAGTATCCTTGGTATTCAACGCCATTGAGCGGGTGGGTTTACGAATACAACCAGAATTATTCCAATCCAAATTCCATGATATTGATGGCGAATTTACATACAGTCAATACAACTTTAAAACAACAACAACCAGACCCTCAAATAAATTTAACGGAATAAATTATGCTGCTTTAAATAAACAGGATAATACAAGAGAAATATTCATTCCAAGAAACGATAAATTAGTTGAAATAGACATAAGAGCATATCATCCAACGCTCTTATCGAAAATGATAGGATATAGTTTTTTAAGCGCTGATATTCACCAAGAATTCGCCAATATGTATGGGGTTGATTATAATAAAGCAAAAGAAATAACATTCCAACAATTATATGGTGGAATATTTCCTCAATATAAAAATTTAGAATTTTTTAAAAAAGTACAAGAATTTACAGATAAAATTTGGGATGAATATAATACTTTAGGAGAAATAAATGTACCTATTTCGAATTATTGTTTTAAAAAAGATAAATTGAAAAATATGAATCCTCCTAAATTATTAAATTATATATTACAAGCATTAGAAACCGCAAATAATACAAATATACTATGGGATATGTTTAAAATTCTAAAAGGAAAAAATACTAAATTAATATTATATACTTTTGATTCATTCTTATTTGATTTAGATAAAAGTGAAAAACAAGAATTTAAACAAATATTAGGAATATTTGATAAATATAATCTACATACAAAAATAGCTTACGGAGATAATTATAATTTTTGAAAAAAATTATGGTATGTATAATGTAGATAATTTTTATGACGGGGATATGAATAATAGATTGTTATGTACATTCACAGATGTGGATAATTTAGAATATTTGATAGATGATATTACATCTAAATATAATATTACACATAATAAAATATTTGTTCTATACATAAAAAGTAATGATGAGTATGTTTGTACTTATAATATTGAACAGGAAAATACAAAAAACATACCAGAAAATACTATTTTAGTACATCGTAAAAAAGAAACCAATTCATTATATACTATCAATGCTTTAAATGAATTAATAAAAAGTTTAAATAATGGAGTAGTTGATGTTAGATTTTCTATCAATTGGCAACATTATAAAAACACTATTTTATTAACTCAAAATAATGAACTTAAATTTTTAAAAACTAAAATATTTAAAATAGTAGAATTATAAACTAATTAAAATATAAAATTGTGAAAATAAATAATAAAGAATTATATCAAGCAATTAAAGAAGAAATTAAAACTATTCTAAAAGAAGAATCTCAATACGATATAAATAAATTTGAAAAACAAGTAAAAACTGCTTTTACTCCTAAAGATAGAAAACCTAGAACAGAAGAAGAAAGAAGAAAAATAGCAAAAAAATTAGCATCTTTACATCCTGGTAAAGGTGAACAATATTATTTGGAATTATTAAATGATATTGATAAAATTGAATCAACATTAAATGAAGCCCCTGTATATGGAGTTGGAACTTTTCGTCGTGTAGTTATCAATTCTGAAAAGATAGATGATATTAAAAAAGAAATTGAGGATTTCATGAAAAGGGATATAATTAAAAATGATTATCCAATGGATAAATTTGAAATCAAACCAGGAATCAAACCTGGAACATTAGTTATAAACATATCAGGCGATAGCGCTACTGCATTAGCATCAAAAATTTCAGACATAGCAAAAAGATCTGATAAAAAATCAGAAGTTAATATAAAAAAGGAAGTACCTTTAAAATAATTTTGCTTTTTAAAAAGTTATTATTATATTCTAATAGTTATAAACCAAAAAAATTTTTATGAATTTAAATGAAATCAAAAAGCGATTGGAAGCTCTTAACTCCAAATCTTCAAATTCTGATGGAGAAAAAAAGAATTTATTTTTTAAACCCTCAATTGGTAAGCAAACCATTCGTGTTTTGCCTTCCAAATACAATCCAGATATACCATTTTCAGAATTAATGATATATTATGGCATTGGAGAAAAAACAATTGTATCACCAGCTAATTGGGGTGAAAAAGACCCTATTATGGAATTTGCTAAACAACTTCGTCAAAGTGGTGATAAAGAAAATTGGAAATTAGCTAAAAAATTAGATCCAAAAGTTAGAGTATTCGCACCTATTATTGTTCGTGGTGAAGAAGAAGAAGGAGTTAAATTATGGCAATTTGGTAAAGAAGTATACCAAGATTTTCTAAATATGGCTGCAGACGAAGAAATTGGTGACTATACAGATGTATACGAAGGTCGTGATATTAAATTAACTACAGTAGGGCCTGATGTTACAGGAACTAAATATAATAAAACTACAGTTAGTCCTTCATTAAAATCATCCTCAGTATCTAATGATAAGAATGAAGTAAAGAAGTTTTTAGAGGAACAACCAGAACCTTTAAAAGTATTTAAACATTATACATTCGAAGAAGTAAAACAAGCATTACAAGAATGGTTAACTGTTGATGATGAAAACGAAGAAGAAGTTGCTGAGGCTGCAGTTCCTTTTGAAGGTGGAAAGAAAACTTCAGCTCCAGTTGAAAAGAAAAACTATTCTTTAAATACTAGTTTTACTAAAAAATCAAACTCAGATAAATTTGATGATTTATTTGGTGATGATGAAAATTAATTAATTTAATAAAATAATTATTTATGGCAAAAACAAAGAGTACAGACTCTTTAATGGAACCGACCTCCTCTTTAGCGGAGGCTGCTTCTAAAGAAATTAAAAAGAATTTTAATTTATCATCATTTAAAGATAAAAAAGGTTTATCATCAAATGTAGGTTTTAAAGAACAAAAATGGTTACCATTTTCTAAACCTTTACAAAATGCATTATCATTACCTGGTATTCCTTTAGGTCATTTGACTATGGTAAGAGGAAGGTCTGATACTGGTAAAACTACATTACTTATTGAAGCAGCTGTGACTGCCCAAAAGATGGGAATATTACCTGTATTTATTATTACTGAAATGAAATGGGATTTTGACCATGCTGAAAAAATGGGTTTTGAAGTAAATAAAGAAGTAAAAAATGATAATATAAATTATAGTGGTTTTTTCCTATATGTAGATAGAACATCTCTT